GAGATCACGATCAGCGCCCAGGCCTCGGACAACAGCTTCAACGACAGCGGCGCCGCCTTCCTGACCGAGGGCTTCGCGGTCGGCATGACCGTCACCGTCAGCGGCTTCACCACGCCGGCGAACAACCTGACCGGCATCATCACCGCGCTCACCGCCGGCAAGATGACGATCGGCGGCACCGACGGCGACGGCATCGTCGACGAGGCGGCCGGCGACAGCGTGACCATCACCTCCGTCGCGCGGTACGACTTCCTGCCCATCACCGACGCGATCCCGTCGCTGACGCACTACTACTTCCTCGACGGCACGCGCCGCATCGCCCTGGGCTGCCGCGGCAACGCGCGCGCGGTCCTGAACGCCGGCGAGATGCCCATGCTCTCGTTCGACTTCCGCGGCAAGGACGGCGGCCTGGCCGCGGTGGCGCTGCCGACCGACGCCGACTTCAGCGCCTTCATGACGCCGGAGATCCCCACCGATGCGAACACGCTGGACCTGGTGATCGGCGGCACCATCAGCACCACGGGGGCGGTGGGCATCACCGGCGGCACCGCCATCCCGTCGCTCGGCCTCGAGGTGAACCTCGGCAACGACACGCCGCTGGTGCCGCTGATCGGCGACGAGAGCGTCGACGTGGTCGACCGCGCGGTGGTCGCTACCCTGCGCCTGAGCCTCAGCGCCGCCCAGGAGGTGGCGCGACAGCTGGCCGTGCTGGGCAACACGCTGAGCAGCGTGGGCCTGATCCACGGCACGCGCGGCGGCTCGCGCGTGGCGCTGTGGCTGTCCACCGCGCAGTTCACCAACCCGCAGGAAGAGGACTTCAACGGCCGTGCCATGGTCCGCTACGAGCTGCGCGGCGTGCCCGACCCGGCCGGCACCGGCAACGACGAGTTCCGCCTCGTCGCCAGCTTCTGAGCGGAGGCCGCCGCATGTTCCGTCTGGACCCGAACCCGGAATTCTGGTGGCCTGTCGTCGTGCGCCGGCCCGACGAGGGCAAGCCCGGCGAGATGGCCGAGCACCAGTTCGAGGCGCGTTTCAAGTGGCTCGACGACGAGGCCTACGCCGCCTGGCTGGCCGAGGCGCGCGAGAAGCAGCTCGCCGATCGCGATGCCGCGCTGCACGTGCTCACCGCCTTCCGCAACGTGCTGCAGGAAGACGGCACGCCGATGCCGGCCGACGAGGCCGGCATCAAGCGGCTGCTCGCCCAGCAGGGCGTGGCCACCGCGGTGATCGCGGCCTACTTCGAGAGCCGCGATAAGGCCGCGCAAAAAAACTTGCCGAGGCCGCGCTGACCTGGGTGCAGCGCGGCCTCGAGGACGACGCCGAAGACCCACTACTCCAGGACGCCAAGGCGATGGGCGCATCCGAACGATCGCTGCAGCAGCTGCGTGGCGCCATTGAAGAGCGGCGCCACGCGCGCGGCAGCTTAGGCGTGTGGCCGCGGCACTGGCACGCGGTGCAAGTCTTCTGCGCGATGGGCACGCAGTGGCGCACCCACCTCGGCGCCAAGGGCCTGATCTACCAGGGCCTGGACTACGCCGCGCTGCGCCCGGTGCTGGCCGAGCACCGGCACGGCAAGCACCGCCAGCCGATGGAAGTGCTCATGCCGCAGCTGCGCACGCTCGAGCTCGCCGCGCGCGAGCACCTGAACGACTGACCGGGCCGCCACCGTGACCAGCCAGACCCGCGACTACGTCTTCCGCCTGCGCGGCGACGCCGACCAGCTCGCCACCGCGCTGGACCGCGCCGCGCAGCGCACCGAGGCGCTGGCCGGCAGCACCGAGAGCCTCGCGCGCGACCAGGCCGCCGCGCGCGCCGCCGGTGATTCCTTCATCGCCAGCCTCACGCGCCAGGCGCAGAGCGCCGGCAAGACGCAGAGCGAGCTGCTCGCGCTGCGCGCCGCCGAGCTCGGCGTCGCCGACGCGGCGCGCCCGCTCATCCAGCAGCTGCAGGCCGCCACCGCCGCCCAGCAGGCCGAGACCGCCGCCGCGGCGCAGGCGGCCGTCGCGCAGCGCGCGCTGGCCAATATCCGCGCGGCCGCGCAGCAGCAGGAGCGCCAGGCCTTCCAGGCCCGGCAGCAGTTCATCGACGGCCTGCAGCGCGAGGCGGAGGCGATCGGAAAGACGCGCAGCGAGCTGCTCGCGCAGCGCGCGGCGCAGCTCGGCGTCACCGCGCAGGCGCAGCCGCTCATCCAGCGGCTGCAGGCCGGCGAGCGCGCCTTCACCGGCTTCGCGCGCGGCGGCAAGCTCAGCGCGCAGGAGCTCACGCAGGTCGGCTTCCAGCTCAACGACCTGGCCGTACAGGTGGCCAGCGGCGGCAATCCGCTGATCGCGCTGGTGCAGCAGGGCAGCCAGCTCAGCGGCACCTTCGGCGGCATCGGCAACGCCGCGCGCGCGCTGGTCAGCCTCGTCACGCCGGCCATCGTGGTCACCGGCGGTCTGGCGGCGGCGGTAGGTGTGCTCACCTTCGCCTACGCCAAGGGCTACCGCGATCAGCAGGCCTTCGAGGACGCGCTGCGCCTCACCGGCGGCCGCGCCGGCGTCACCAAGGGCCTGGTGGACGAGTACGCGCGCAGCATCGAGCGCAGCACCGACGTGACCATCGCCGCCGCCCGCGAGGCGGCGCAAGCCGTCACGGCCAGCGGCGCGTTCGGCCCCGTGGTGTTCGAGGAGGCGGCGCGCGCCGCGGCGCTGCTGGCCGAGCGCACCGGCCGCACCGCCGACGAGGTGGTCAAGGACTTCGCGCAGATGCGCGAGGGCGTGGCGCGCTGGGCGGCCGACGCCAACCGCAGCTACAACTTCCTGACCGCAGAGCAGTTCAAGTACATCCAGCGTCTGGAGCAGCAGGGCAAGCGCGAGGAGGCCGCGCGAGAGAGCCTGCGCCTGCTGGCCGATCAGCTGGGTCAGAAGACGCCCACCGAGCTCGGCTTCCTGGACCGCGCGCTGGTGGCCACGGCCAAGCTGTGGAGCGACTTCTGGGATGCGGCCTTCGACGTCGGCCGCCCCAAGACGCTGGACGAGCAGCTGCGTGAGGCCGAGGCCGCGCTCGAGGTGCTGCAGCAGGGCCTGGGCACGTCGCCGGAAGAGGGCGGCGACGCGGGCCAGCGTGCCGTCGACGCGCAGCGCGCACTGGTGCTGCGGCTGCGCCACCAGCGCGACGCCGAACGCCAGAGCGTCGAGCAGCAGGCCGCCGACGCAAAGAAGAACGCCGAAGAGATCGCCCGGCTGCAGAAGGACTACATCGACGCCTCCCTGACGCTGCAGCGCGCCCAGCAGCAGCGCAGCCAGGCCGCCGGCGATCTGGCACGCACCCGCGAGACCGAGGCCAACGAGGAGGCCTACGCCCGCGAGCTGATCGGCTACCGCGCCTACATCGCGCGACGCGCCGCGCTGGAGCGCCAGGCCGTCGACGCGCGCCTGGCCGCGGTGGATGCCGAGCTGCGCCTCGAGCGCCAGCGCACCCCCGAGCGCCCGGACGGCCCGGAGGCGGTGCAGCAGCAGGCGCGCCTGGTCGAGATCGAGACGCGGCGCTACGCCATCCTGCAGGACCGCGCGCGCCTCGAGCGGCAGATCCGCGCCAACTTCGGCGAGGAGGACCGCTCCAGGGCCGCGCGCGAGCTGGCCGCGATCGCCGAGGCCGAGGAAGAGGAAGCCCGCACGCTCACCCGCCGGCGCCAGGCCGCCGAGTCCGCCGCGGCCGAGCTCGTCGACACCAACGAGCAGCTCTCCCTCAGCCTGGTGCGCAACGTGGAGGAGCGCGGCCTGGCGCTCATCGAGGCCGAGCGCCGTGCGCTGGTGCAGCGGCTGGACGTCTACGCGCTGGAAGGCCAGGCCCGGCAGGACGCGCAGGACGCCGTGGCCGAGTACGTGCTGCTGCGCCAGCGCCAGCTCACCGAGGAGCTCAAGCCCGAGTGGCAGCGCATGCTCGAGGCCTGGGCCGACACGCAGGAGGCCATGAAGCGCCGGTCGGACGAATTCCAGACCGACTTCCTCACCGGCAGCAAGGAAACCTTCCGCGAGTTCATCCGCGACGGCGAGATCAACCTCAAGCGCTTCAGCGACCTGCTCGTCAACACCCTGGCCGACCAGGTGTTCGAGCAGAGCCTGGCGCCGGCGGTGGGTCAGCTGGGCAACTTCATCGCGCGCACCGTGGGGCTGGGCGGTGGCACGGCCCAGGCCGGCGGCGGGCTGGCTGCGCAGACGGCCCAGACCACCGCGCTCAGCAGCTCCACCGCCGCGATCACCGCCAACGCCGCGCAGACCGTCCAGGCCACCGGCTCGCTGGGTCTGTTGTCCTCCGTGGCGCAGGCGGCGGCCGAGGCGCTGAGCCTCGTGGCCTCGCAGGCCGCCTCCGGCGCTGGTGGTGGTGGCGGCGGCATCCTGGGCTCGCTGGCCAGCGCGTTCGCGGGCTTCTTCACCGGGCCGTCGGCCGTGACGTCGGCTGTGTACAGCCCCGCGCTGCCGGTGGGCACGCCTCTGCCATCGTTGGGCGGCCGCCGCGCCGGCGGGCCCACGCGAAGCGGCGGCTACTACGAGGTGGCCGAGGAGGACGAGCCCGAGCTCTACCGCGTGGGCCGCCGCACCTACCTGCTGAACCCAGGCCAGGGCGAGGTGACGCCCGCCCGCCCGCTGCGCGTGGAAGGCGGCGCTGCCGGTGGCCAGGCGCCGAGCGCCGGCAACACCTACGTCGAGGTCATCAACAACGGCGGCGGCCAGGTGCGCGAGGAGCGCTCGCGCCAGGGGCCGGACGAGTTCGTGCGCATCGTGATCGAGCGCGCCGTGTCGCAGATCGCCGGCGACATCCGCGGCGGCGTGGGTCCGGTGTCCAGCTCGCTGGGCGCCATCGGGGTGGGCCGCCAGGCCGCGCTGAGATGACATGCCGGTCGACATCGTCATCCCTTCCGCGCTGCCCCGCCCGCTGGCGGACGGGCACCAGTACCGGCCCGTCGATCCGGCGCTCACCGTGCCCAAGGACCAGGGCGAGCTGCGCCGCCTGCCGCGCTACACCGCCGTGCCTCGGCAGCTGGCGCTGGTGTGGCGCTTCACCCAGGCCGAGTTCGACACCTTCTGGGACTGGTACGAGGACGACCTCGACGCCGGCGCGCGTCGCTTCGACGTCTTCGTCGGCCGCCAAGGTGGCGGCGCGATCGACGGCACGGCGCCTGGCACCTGGCACACCGCGCAGTTCGTCCAGCCGCCGGAGCACGAGCCGCTGGCCGGCGGGCGCTGGCGCGTGCAGGCGCAGCTGCTGTGCATCGGCGACCCCTTCGACGTGCGCATCGCCCCGGGAATCCTGGCCAGCGGCTCCAACAGCCGCACCGGCGGCGCGCGCTTCGTCGCGCCGGCCATCTTCGCCAGCGGCGAGAACAGCCGCGGCGGCAGCGCCTACACGCGGCCGCAGCTGGACTTCCTGCCCGGCGGAGAGAACAGCCGCGGCGGGGGCTGGTTCACCAACCTCGCGCCAGGCAGCGAGGACGCGCTCCTGCTCGTGTGGATGCAGCTCACCTTCGGCTCGGCCTCGGTGGACGAGGACGACGCCGCGCTGGCGCTCACCTTCATGCGCGTCGACCAGCCCTGACACAAGGACCCTCCCATGGCACTGACCCCCGGCAACAACCACGGCGCGCTCAACGGCGCGACCGCGGTCGACATCGTCGCCGCGCCCGCGGCCAGCACGCAGCGCGTGGTGCGCAGCGTGAGCTTCTTCAACCGCGACACCGCCGCCGTGACGATCACGCTGCGGCTCGACGACGGCGGCACCGAGCGCTTTCTCGACAAGCAGACGGTCCAGCCGGACGAGGCCTGGGTCTACGCGGTGGCGCAGGTGCTCGACACGGCGAACAAGAAGCTCGAGGCCGTGATGAGCGGCGCCCCGGCGACCACCAACCCCGACTTCTCGGCCACCTGGGCCGACAAGA